CGCCGCGCAGGCGGACCCAACGGTTGTGACGCCGAACCGGATGAAGGGAAGCTGGACCGCACGCTGCCGGCTGTACGAAGAGAACGGCTGGCTGACCGACATGACCACCGGCCTGATGCTGGCGCGGCAGTCGGTGTTCACGATCGATCCGAACAACAAGAACCGGCTGCTCAGCACCAGGCCGATGAACATCATCGGCAACCTGATCACGTCGGCCGACATCTTCACCTTCAACGCGTGAGGCCGGCATGAGCGGAACGAGTGGCAGCGGCCAGGTCCTCGGCATTGTTGAGGTGTACTGGAACGGCACGACGATCCCGGTTGAACCGGGGGGCACCTATATGCTCGGTGGCCTGGTCAACAAGCGGGTGATTGCTGGCGCTCAAGTGTTCTACGCGAAGGAGATGGTCGCGTCGGAGGCAGAGTTCACCACCATCATCCAAGCCGGCCAGAATGTTACCGACGTTTTCGATACCGCCTCCGGCGAGCTGCAGGTCCAGTGCGACACCGGGCAGATTTTCGTGTGGCCGACCGCCTTCCGCGAAGGCGGCCTCAGTTTCACCGCCGGCGACGGTGGCAAGCTGAAGGTCAAGATCGCCGGCGGCACGCCGCAGGAGACTGCGTGATGAACGGCGAAGACACGCCGGCGATCACAATGACGATCGGCGCTTTGCCGGAGGACGATGTGCCGGTGCTGCGCGAGGGTGATGCGCTGGATCTGCCGGATGGCGCGATAGAGAACGCAGACGGCACGGTCACGCTGACCCTGTCGTCGCCTGTCACGCTGGCCTTCCGCTCCGCGATCGGCGCCGTCGCGCAGTCCGACCGGATCGAGACGCTGCTGTTCAGCCGCCTGACCGGCGCGCAGGCGCGGCGCTATTTCCTGCTTGGCGGCCGCCGCGGATCGAAAGCGATGGTCGCCGCCAGCACCGGCATGACGGAAGCGAAGTTCGCGCTGCTGAATGCCAAGATCGATGCCGCCGACCAGAACGCCTGCTTTGCGGTGATTGGCGCACTGCTGGACTTCGATGTCGGGCTGCCCAGTCACGCGAAGGAAAACGCCGACGGCGGGATCACGCTGCCGCTGCGCGCGTCGCCCGAGGGGGCGGAGGTGCCGGACAGCCTGACGTTCCGCCGCCTGACCGGCGCGGACCGCGACGCGATCGACACGGCGAAGGACAGCCTGCTGATCGGCGTGCAGCGGGCGACGGGCATGAAGGTCAACGAGGCAGACGTGCTGCTGAACGAAATCGACGGCGCTGATGTGCTGGCGGCGCATCGGGTGGTGCTTTTTTTGTCCACGAGTGGCCGCCGAACTGGAAGGTGATGCTCGCCGCGATCGGCGGCTACTTCCACTTTTCGGCCGCCGAGCTTGAGGGCCTGACCGCCAGCCGCGCGATGTTCTGGCTCGACGCGCTGAAACAGTGGCGCGAGGCCACCAAGCCGTAGGAGCCGAGAGATGGCCGCCACTGCCAGCATGAAAGCCGCGCTGGTCCTCAGCTTCGAAGATCAGTTGAGCAGCGGTCTGAGCAAGCTGGAAAAGCAGTTCGACCAGCTCAAGCGGCTCGGCAAGGAACTCAGCCTCGGAAGGCTGGCGTCCGCCTCGGAGGATCTGCAACCCACGATCGCCGCGACGCGGGATCTCGCCGGCGAGCTGCGCGGTGTCCGCGTCGAGGCGAAGGGCGCCTACGCTGACCTGAAGCGGATGACCGGCGCGTATTCCGAGCTGCATACGCAGCGCGGTTTCAGCCGAAACGATGCTGCGATGGTGTGGGGTGGGCCACGTGCGCGCCCGGAACCAGCCAGAGGCGGCGGCGCGGGTGGAATGATGGGGGAGCTTGCTGCTGTCGGCGCTGGCTACGGCGCCCTGCAATCGACGCGCTCCTACGCCAGTTTCGAAGACATCGCGCGGCGGGCCGGCATCACCAAGGGACTGAGCGGCACGGCGCTCGATGCGGACACCAAGCGATTGATGGCGCTGTTCAGTCGCGATGCCTTGGCGACCGCACAAAGTGGCACGAATATCGGCGAGGCGTATCTCGACCTGGCCGGGATGGGCATCTCGCCGGCCGAGGTCGAGCGGCTGCTGCCGATCCACTCACGCGTGGCGACGGCCTACAACATCAGTCCCGAGGTATTGAGCCCGGCGACGGCCGCGCTCAATCAAAGCTTCAAGATCAGCGACGGCGACATGGGCGGTGCGCTGGCTGCGATGGCGACGGCCACGAAGGAGGGCCGCTTCAAGATCGAGGACTTCGCCCGCTTCCTGCCGAGCATCGGCGGCAACATGGCGAAGCTCGGGATGACCGGCCGCGGGTCGGCGAACGAGGCGTTCGCCGCACTCGAAACGGTGATGAAGAACTCGGCCGACCCCGGCTCGGGCGCGGCCAATTTCACCGACTTCATGAACTATCTGACTTCGCCGATGGCGGCGCGGAGCTTCGCGTTGCAAAGCCGTGGGATGGGCGGTCCGACCAAGCGGCTGCTGGAGCAATATCACATCACGGGCATCGACATGCCCAAGCTGCTGGAGAACGCGCGCAAGCAGGGTGTCGATCCGATCACCGCGGTGCTGGGCACGTTGCAAAAGAAGCTGGCCGGCCTGCCGCCGGATGTTATGGCGGAGCTGCTCGGGGCGTTCTTCCACAATCAACAGGCACGTGATGCGGCACTGTCGTTGCTCCAGCACTCGGGCGAGTTCAAGGGGATGCAAAAGCAGCTCGACGGCGTCGATCAAGGGACGCTCGACCGGGATTACCAGTCGCGTATGTCGGGCTCAGCAGTGCAGATGAAGCTGCTGGATGAGGAGCTGGCGCAGCTCAGCCGCCGGATCGGCGGGGGCTTCATGCCGGTGGTGAAACTCGCGGTTGATGGCCTCGATGATCTGAACAGCGCGTTCGGCGTGCTCAATGACATCGTGCCCGGGCTCGGCGACGACGTGGCTGCCGTCGGCGGGGGAGCCCTGGGTATCAGCGCCGCGCTCGGTGCGGTCAGCCTGCTGATGCCCACGGTCGGTGCGCGCCTTACCCGAATGCTGCTGGCGCCAGCGAAACTGCTCACGTCCGAGTTCAAAGCGGCTGCCGCCGTGCTCGATGTCGATATGGTCGCGGCACTCGGGGCAGCGAACGCCGCGATGGTCAGGTTCAACACCACCACGCTGGCCAATCCGCTGATCAGGGCCGGCACCTTCGCGTTCTGGCTCTACAACGACATGAAGGGCCGGATGAACCAGGGGGTCACAACGACGCCCGATGGAAAGTCGATCGACAAACTGACGCCGGGGCAGCTCTTTTCGCAGTACGGTTTTCCGCCGTCCGGAGAGGGGCGGGCGGACATGGAAGATGTCCTGCACCGCGGCCCCAACCTCGGTTCGGCGCATTCCGCAGCGGATATTCCGGGGGGCGCGCCGGGCGGCACGCTGGGCACCATCTACGTCGCGATCGACCCGACCACCGGTGCGCCCGTCATCACGCGCACCGATAGCACCGGCGTGCACCTGGTCCCGTCCGCCGGCGCCGGTCCCAACCCCGGCCAAACCACCAGCCGCCCATGAGCGTCACCATCACAGCTTCGCCGCTGACCGACGCCGACCAGCAGGCGCTGTTGTATGCCACTTACGGCGGCGTCAGCTTCTACGTCGACGCCGGCGACGACGAAGGCGGCAGGCGATCGCTGCGCTTCATGTTCCCCGGCCAGGACGGCGCGGCGTTCCAGGATCTCGGCCAGATGGATGGCGACATCGAGATCAAGGGCGTTCTGGTCGGCGACGATGTCATCCAGCAGGCGCAAGCCATGCGCGCGGTGTTCTACACAGCAGGCCCGCAGACCCTGACGCATCCGTGGCTGGGCGAGCTGCAGGTGGTGCAGAAGCCGGGCAAGCTGCCGAAGTTCAGCTTCAAGCAGGACGAAATCCGCATCGCGCGGTTCACGATGGTGGTGCTGCGCTGGACGCCGACACCGCCGCCGGCGCCCGACACATCGCAGGACGTGCAGGACGCCGCGGACGCCACGCAAACAGCGGCCAGCGACCTGCTGAGCGTGGTGCTGGCACCAGTGGGCTTGGCCGTCGCGGCGATCGGCGCCGTGCAGGATTTTGTCGGCACCGTGCTGGGCGCCTGGCAGACGGTGATCGGAAGTGTTGTTGACCCCATAATCGCCGTCGCGACCGCGGTGGCCACCGCCGCCATGGACGTCGTCGCCACGGTGACCGTCGACATCGACTATGGCGCGAACATCGCGGCACTGCTCGCCGGCGTGCCCGCGGCGATCGCCGGCACGTCGACGCCGATCATTCCTGCCGCGGTGGCGCCTGGCGGATCCACCGTCACGCCGGTCGCTGTGGATCCGCGTGTAACAGTGAACGCCATCCTGGCGGCGCTGCCGGCGATGACGGTCGCCAGCACCGCGCCGGCGCCGGGGCCGGCCGTGGCGCTCGCGGCGCAGGCCGCCGCAATGTCCTACGCGGTAACGGCCACCACTGGCATCGCGTTCACCAGCCAGCAGGAAGCGCGCGCCTGGTTCACCCAGCTTGCCACACCGCTGGGCGCCGCGGCCACGCTGGCTGCGTCCTTGGTGCCATCGCAGGCCACTGGCGCCGGCACGCTGTGGCGCGCCCTGGTGGCCCTGCAAGCGGCGCTGGCGGCCGACATGAACGCGACGATCGGCAGCCTGCCCGTGGTGGAGACGCTGACCTTGACCGCGCCGGTGTCCACCTGGTTGATCGCGCAGTATCTGGTCGGCGACACCCCGGGCGCCGTGCTGGCCACCTATCTCGACCTGGTGCTGCGCAACAACATCATCAACCCGGCCATCCCGCCGCCCGGGCCGCTTGAGGTGTTGGTGCAGTGAGCGACGTCATTGCCCCCGCCGGGTCTCCGCTCGCGAACGCTTTGGACGCCAATCCCGACGGGTCGGTTTCCTCAGGGGGCGTTACCTACGGACCGCAGTTCAATCCTAACAAAGCGCCCACCAACCGCGTGACGCTGAAGGTCGGCGGCTACGCCTTCACCAACTTCACGAAGGTGAGCATCGAGCGCGACCTGAAGAACATCTCTGGTCGCTTCGAGCTGAACGTCATGGACCAGGCGAGATTGGCGATGGCGTTGCCGATACAAATCGGCGACCGGCCGCCGCTGCCCGTCGTGCTGAAGGCTGGCCAGGCGGCCGAGCTGGCGATCGACGGCGAGGCGGTGCTGATCGGCTGGATCGGCAAACCCAGCGGAAGCTGGAAGGCCGACAAGATCAGCATGGGCATCGCCGGGCGCGACAAGACCGGCGACCTGGTGGAGTGCGCCGCGCTGCCAAACGGGCCGGCCGAGTTCCGCGGCGTCGATCTGCTGCACGTGGCGCAGGTGGTATGCGCACCCTTCGGCATCACGGTCCGCGCCGACGTCGATATCGGCGCGCCCTTCGTGCGGCTGTCATTGCACAAGCACGAAACCGCGCTGGCCTTCCTGGAGAAGGCGGCACGGCAACGCGCGATCCTGCTGGTCAGCGACGGTGTCGGCGGCCTGCTGCTGACCCGGGGCGGATCGAGCCGCGCACCTGATGACCTGGTCGTCGGCGGGAACGTCCAGGAAGCGCAATTCGAAGACGACTGGGACGAACGCTTCAGCGATTATTTCGTCGTCGGCCAGACCGACCAGACCGCCCAGCGCGCCGGCGTCCCGGTGGCGCTGGACAGCACCGTCGTGCCGCTGACCGATGCACCGACGCCGGCGACGGCGCCCGGGCCGGCCTCGGCGAAGGAAACCTCCAGCATCCTGATGACCGGGCACGCGATCGACCCGGAGATCACCAGGTGGCGCCCGACTGTGCGCCAAACACGCTCTCAGTCCGGCATGAGCAGCGTCCAAGAGCAGGCTGAATGGATGCTGCGCGTGGCGCGCGGGCAGGCCGAGAAAATCCGCTACACTGTGCTGGACTGGCGCGCCGGCCCCGACAATGCGCTGTGGCGGCCGAACCAGGTGGCCTACGTCTACGATCCGTTCGCGGAACGCGCGAAGGACATGCTGATCGCCGGCGTGACCTATCTGTTCGATGCCGAGGGCGAGCGCACCGAGCTGCGCGTGGTGGGCGTGACGGCCTACGACCGCATCAACGAGGCGGATCGCCAGCGCGGGAAGAAACCCAAGACAGGCGCCGCGAGCGGTGCGCCGCTCGACAGCACCGTTACGCCGCTAACGGCCGGCTGAAGCGATGATGGACGAACTCGCATACAGCCAGCGCGTGAACGTGCACATCGGCCAGGTGCTGTCGATCAACGACGGCGGCCAGGCGCAGACGGCGACTGTCATCTCGCATGACTTCTATCCGCGCGCTGACATCCCGGTGATGCAGCCGTACGGCTTCAACAGCATGCCGCCGGGCGACGGCGCGACCTCGGTGATGCTCTCGGTCGGCGGGGACGCGGCGCAATTCATTTTGCTGGCGCTGTGCTGCCCGTCGGTGCGCTTCGGCAACCTGCTCAACGGCGAGAGCGTACAATATGGCGCCGACGGCTCCCGCGTGCACATCCGCCAGGGCGGCACGATCGAGGCAATCGCCGGCACGGAGATCCTGGCGCAGGTCGGCGATACCAGCGTGACCATCTCGCAGACAGAGGTGACCATCAACGCTGCCTCGCAGGTCGAGGTTATTGTCGGCGGCGTCAGCTTCACCGTCTCCGCTTCCGGCGTGACGATCGTCGGCAAGCTGACGTGCCAGGACATCGTGTCCATAGGCAGCATCACCGCAACCGGGGCGATCACGCCCGATGTCTGATGTAGAACGGCGCGGGCATGACCCGCGGCATGCGCGCGCGCGACCGTGCGCACATGCCGTGGATAGACCAAGGCCTGACCTTCAACGCGCAGCTCCAGCGATGCTCGCTGGCGTTCAATGGCGTCGATCTGCAAATCGATGCGACGCCGGTGACGCCGATCCTGATAGCGGTCGGCTGCAATCGCCGCGCACATTCCGACGACACGCTGCCGGACACGGTGACCAACGCCTACACGCCCTCGCGGCTGAACGCGCGCGGCGGCTGGTGCGGCGATGCGCTGGATCTGCTCGGGCGGCTGATCGGCAGCCGCGCGTGGCTGTTTCGGGTAGGCAAGCAGAACGAGGTGACGCGCAAGGGCATGGAAGGCGCGTTGTCCGAGGCGTTCGCCCCGATCAGCAAGCAGCGCGGCTGGCCGATCACCATCACGGTCTGGTGGGTGCGCAGGGGCTTCCTTGGCTGCCTGACGAAGGTCGGCAACGCGACGCTGAACCTGATACTGCCGGCGGGGTCCTGATGCCCTGGCCTATCCCGCAGCCCACCGACATCGCTGACCGCGCCGCCGCGGTCTATGAGATCGAGTTCGCGCGCATCTGGGCGCTGCTGAACCCGAATGCGCCGCCGGGGCAGGTCGATGCGCGTTCGCCGGCGTCCTGTCTCGCCGTGCACAGCCGCGTGCTGGGGATGACCGGGTTTGACCTCTATGCCATGCAGGCGCGCCTGGCGCAGGAAATGATGATCACGACCGCCACGCCGGGTCCCGACGGATGGTTGCCGAAACACGGCCAGACCTGGGGTGTGCCGCAGGATCAGCCGGTCGCCGCAGCAGGCAACCTGGTGTTGCCCGGCGGCTCGATCGGCACGGTCATCCCTGGCGACTTTGCATTCAGCGTCAACGGGGGCGGCGTTTACGAGGTGGTGAACGCCACCACGATCGAGGCCGCGGGCACGATCTCCGTTGGCGTCTCGGCCGCCGTCGCCGGAACCGCCGGCGACCTTGCGGCCGGCGTCACGCTCACCGCGGTCAGCGCGATGGGTGGGCTTTTTTCGCAATCGGGCACTGTCGACATCAACGGCATCACCGGTGGCCAGGACCTGGAAGCGACCGAGAGTTGGCGCGCGCGGATCATCCAGCGCATCCAGCAGCGCGGCGCCGGCGGGGACGCCGACGATTTCACCCAATGGACGCTCGAAGTGCTGCCGGGCTCGATGGTCTATCCGTTCTCTCCCGGCGTGGGTCTGATCACGGTGGCGATCGCCATGCCGGTGCTGAACGGTCTAGGGCAGCAGACGGCGTGGCGCGTGCCGACCGGCACCGAGCTATCGGAGGCCACCGCCTATCTGAACGACGCGGCCGTCCGTAAGCCACTCGGCGCACCGGTGGTCGATGTCATCGCCGCCACGCTGCAGCCGGTGAACTTCACGCTGCACATGAACCCCGACACGGTCGCGGTGCAGCAGGGAGCGACCGCGGCGCTGCAGCTCTACTTCGTCAGCGGCGACATCACGATCAACGGCACGCTGGACGTTTCACGGTCGGACAACGCGATCAGCTTTGCCGCCGGCGCCTACAACTTCGATCGTTCCGTGCCGAGCGGCGATGTCAGCCCAGGCACGATCTCTTCTCTATTCACCTTCGGCACGGTGACGTTCGTATGAGCCGCACCCCAGCCCAGGCGCAGGCCGGCGTGCTGGCGTTGTATCCGGACGGCTGGACGTTCCGGCGCGATGTGGACGATTATCCCGCCGCACTGGAGCTCGCCACAGGGAACGAGTGGTCGCTGGTTGAGCAATCCATGGAGGCGTTCGAGCCCGAGCTCGACCCCGGGACTGCGCAGTATCTGCTGCCGGATTATCTCGCTGTCCTCGGCCCCGATCCCTATGGGCGCGACGACTTGGCATTGCCGTCAGCGCTGCAATCGCAGATCGCGCATCAGCGATGGGTTGATGCGCCGATTATCTGCCCGGGTTATTTCGTCGACAGCGCTGCCGCTGTCGGCCTCACCATCACCATCACTGAATATCCGCTGCCGGTGATGGGGGACGCCGTCTGCGGCGGCGCGACCCTGAACCCGTGGCTCAGTCAATGCAGTTTCCTGGTCACGCTGCCGACCGATGATTCATGGAACGCGATCTGTGGCGACTGCGTGTGCGGCGACGCGCTGGGCGGCTTCACGCCTTCGATCATCGAGAACTTCATCATGCAGAAGGCGCCGCTCTTTACCCGCGCCGTCTTCAACTACACCTAGGGACAGGCCAGTGGATCGGGTTTCCTCCGCCAACTACCAGACGATCAGCGGCCGGCGCACCTGGCAGAATAAGAACCTCGGCGCCGCGATCACGGGCACGACGTTCGATCAGGTCTTCTTCGCCGGCATCCAGGAAAGCATCATCGCGCTCGCCGAGCAGGTCGGCATTACGCCGACAGATGCAACGCTCGGCAGCGTGGACCTGCAGGCCCTTCAGGGCGTTCGCAGGATCGCCGGCGGCAATGTCACCTCGATCTCCGGCGCGACCGCGACGCTGACCGCTGACAACGCCGGCCTGGTGCTGGTCAGCGCCGCGGCGAACAACGTCGCGATCACGCTGCCGCTTTCCGCGTCGGCCGATGGACAGAAGCTTGAGTTCACCTTCGTTCGGACCGACAGCAGCGGCAACACTGTCACGGTCACAAAAGCCGGCTCCGACACGTCGTTCCCCACGGGGTTGTTTCCGATCTCGATCCAAGCTGGCGGCGCTCTTCACCTGCGCGGCGACGGCATCAGCAATTGGTTCAACCTGAGCGCCCTATCGCAACCCGCGCACGGTGTGCAGGTCTTCTCCTCGTCGGCCAGCTTCACCGTTCCGGCCGCAGAGGTCGACGTCGAGGTGTGGGGAGGCGGCGGCGGCGCGCAGGGAAGTGCCGGCAGCAACGGCGTCACAGCCGGTGCGGGCGGCGGTTATGCGCGCAAGCGTGTCACTGGCCTGACGATCGGAGCATCTGTCACAGTAACGATTGGCGCTGGCGGCCCGGCCGGTGCCAACGGTAGCGGCGCGTCGGGGAGCACGGGAGGCACATCGTCCTTCGGTGCCGTCTGTTCTGCGACCGGCGGCAGCGGGGGCCTATCGAACGCGCCAGGCGCGCCTGCGGGCGCTGGCTCGGGCGGGGACGTGAATGGAACCGGTGGCGGTGGTCCCACAGGCGCTGGCAATACGGGCGGCGCCGGAGGCTCCGGCGCCATGGGCGGCGGCGGCGGCGGCGGCACCGACTCTGGCAACGGCACTGCTGGCGGCTTTCCAGGCGGCGGCGGTGGTGGCGCAGCGACTGGTTCCGGCAATTCGTCTGGCGCCGGTGCTGGCGGCCTTGTCGTCGTGAGGTGGTGATAATGTCGATCTGCGCACGCATCGCCTCCGGCGCGGTGGCCGAACTGTTCACGCCGCCATCTGGCGTCGACGTATCGAACTGCTTCAACCCGGCGTTGACCTGGGTCGATGTGACCAGCGTGTCGCCGGCGCCGCAGCCCGGCTGGACCGCAACCGAAACCGCCGGGGTGTGGACCTTCGCGGCGCCCGTCGTGCCGACGCCAACGCTCGCGCAGCAGGCGCAGGCGATGCTCGATAGCGGGCTGCAGATTGTTTCGACCGGCACGCCGGCGCTGAACGGAACTTATGCCTGCGATCCCGCGACCTATCAGCGTGTCGGCGGGATCGTCGCGGCGATCGGCGCGAGCCTTGGGCTGCCCGGCGGCGGTGGCACGTTCAACTGGCCGGATATCTCGGGAACGCCGCACAGCTTCAGCGCCGCGAACTTCAGCGCGCTGGCCAAGGCGATGATGGACTTCGAATACGCGCTGAACACCATCATCGGCGCGAACAGCGGCACGTTGCCGTCGCAGCCTGTGACGATCCCCTGATGGCGCGCGAGATCCACATCAAGGCTGGCGCCGTACTGCGGCTGACCATGAATTTCTATGAGCAGGACGCGCCGGTGGATCTGTCCACCGTGACGCTGTCGTCGCAGGTGCGCACCTCGCTGAATCAGCTGATCGCCACGCTGCCGATCACGGTGACCGGCACGCCTGGCCTGGCGACCGTCGACGTCGACGCCTCCAACTGGCCGGTCGGTCAGTTGCGCTGCGACGTGAAGGCGGTGATCGCCGGCGTGACGTCGCTGTCGGAGACGTTCCCGATCCGCGTCGACCGGGCCGTCACACAATGAAGGTGGTGATCGCCCAGGTCGACACGCTGCCGCCGGTGCTGCCCGAGGCGACCTCGGCCGCCAGCACCGACACGGTGGTGCTCAATCAGTCCGGCACGATCCGGACCGCGACGCTGGAGCAGGTTCTGGAGGCTTTGATGGCAGTCGATTTCACGCCGATGGCGGTGTCGCTGGGCACGTCCTACGACAACCCGCTGCAGCCGGTTGGCGCCGGCACACCGCGCAAAGCGCTGGCAATCCAGAATGCCTCGAACGGTGCCGGCGTCTTCGTGTTCTTCGGCTCGGAGATGCCCGAGGACGATACGCTTTCGTGGGAGCTTGGCCCGGGTCAGTCGTGGCCTCCGGCGGGCGTGAACAGCGTGAGCCAGGACGGCGTCTGGCTTCGCGCAAGCGCGGCCGCAACCTCTGTCGTTATCCTGGTGGGATGAAATGAAACTCCATTCTCTTTGGCTTGCGTTTGCGATGGTGGCAGCGGGCATCGGCTCGGCCGTCGCCGGCACGTGTCCCAATGTTCCGACGGTCAATATCGCCACCGATGGAAACGGCAACACGTGTGCCGTGCGCTCCGACTTGCGCGGCAGCGTTTCGATCAACTCGGCCGTCTTGAACCAGATCGGGTCGGTGATGACCGATGGTGGCCGGGGGGCGGCCGGCTGGCAGATCACCGGCCTGGCGGCAAGCGGCGCAACGCTGACCCCTGTCTTCAGCGAAGACGGCGGGGCAACGTGGACGGCGACCAAGGTGATCTTCGGGGGCGCGCCCGTCGCTACGCTGACCGCTGATGGCTCTGTCGAGCAGCTCGCATCTCACCAAACCGCCATCGGGTTTCAGGTCACGGTCGTCGGTACCGGTACGATCACCGCGGTCTACACCGTGAGCGTCAGTTCGATTGACCCGATGCTGCGGAACTCGGTGGGCAGCCAGGCGGACCCACCATGGTCCGGCACAGGAAACGGCTCGGTGGTCGCGGTCTTGAAGTCGGTCCAAGCTAAGCTTGGGTCGGTCAAAGCCGTCACTTACGCAGGCAGCCCGTCCGCTTCGGTCGGAACCACCTCGGGGACGTTAGTCACGGCCGGTGCCTACACCACCATACTTGAGGTCTGCACGCTGCCGGGCAGCATCGCGAATGTCTGGCTGCGGCCCGATGGCGGGACTGCGGCTCCAAACCAGGGTATTCCGGTTTTTGCCAATGGGGGCTGCACGTCGTTCGGCACACCGGCGCTGCCGATCCCCACTGCAAATATCAACGCCATGACGGACGGCGGGGTCGCCCAGACCGTCACTCTCGCAGGGGAATGAGATTATGCGCCACCTCTTCCCGCGCCTCCTCGTCGTTGCCGCTCTCCTCGCTCCCGCGATCGCGGCGGCTCAGCCGATCAACCCACCGCCGACGGGCACCGTGCAGCGTCGGCAAGGAAACCAAACGCCTCAGTATGTATCGATGGAGGACCCGCAGTTCTGGGAGGGGTCCGGCCTGACACCCGCGACAGGTGTCGCGCAGCACATGACGCTGCCGTGCACGCTCGCCGCTGGCAGCGGTGCCCTCAACGTCGGGACACCCGTAAGCGCAACGGCGACCGTCGCAGTGAGCGCCTACCAGTACATCCTGACCGTAGCGGGTGCGACACCGTTCCTTTTTCACCAGAACGGCGAACCAATCAGTATCACGAATATCGGCCCAGGCGGCGGGACGCTCAACACCAAGATCGAGGCGTGGCTTTCGACCACGGTGGTCATGTTGCATGACCCGGTGCAGACCGCTTACAGCGGTTCGGTCACGATCAACGTCGGGAACGTCTTTACGGCGGCCGCCATCGGCAGCGTGATCAAGATCGGCTACATCGGCCAGAATGTTGGGGGTATTGGGTCTGGTGGTGGTCTCTACACTGGCACCATCACGGCGGTCACCGATTCAGCCGATGTCACGATCAGCCCGGTGGCGACCGCGGCTTGCCCGATCTCCACCAGCGCGGGCTCGATCTTTGCGACCTTCACATGGGGGCCGGACGTTTCTGCGGTGGGGCGCGCGGTCATCGCTGCCGCTGAGGCGCCGAAGGGAGCCTTTGGCCTGCGCCGCGTCGCCGTCAACCAAGACTACATGGTGCCAAGCCTCGGGGCGCAGGCCGTAAACGTGAAGTATCAGGGCGACGGCAACTTGTGGTTCTCGCCCTACCCAACGAACGTGATCCCGCCCTGGGCGCCGCAGCCGCATCCGGCCACAAAGACGCTGGATGCCGCGTTCCAGTTGCCCAATCTGGCAGCCGCGCCCACGCCTATAACGGTCGCGGGCGGCGATAGCCGGCTGGTGGACAGCGCACCCGGCGCCGAACTGCTGCACTGGACCCCCGCACAGGTGGACCGTTGGCTGGACACAGCCAACCCGGGCCGGGGTCTCCAGCCGATGGCGCGGCGCGGGATCATCGGCATGTCGTGCCTTCAGGTCGACACGACGTTCGGCACCTACCCAGCCAATTTCGGTGTGTCGGCCGGCACGCCTTACCTCTCCGGCGTCATCGCGCCGCTCAAGCCGTCCATGTTCCTGCTGGACTGCGGACCGAATGACATCATCGGTTCATTGCCGACAGATAGCATGTTCGACATCGTCAGGCAGGTGCAGGCGTTTGTGCCCCCGACCGATCTGGTAATCGGCGACGATACAATCAAAACCTCCAGCTACGGCGCGACATCCGGCTGCGCCATCTCGGTTCTCTGCACCTATGGCTGGGCTGACCAGGCGGCGTTCTGGAGTGGCTTCGCTAAGGTTTACGGGCTGCCCTACACGTACGACTGGCGACAGGTCAGTCAGATCGAGCTAGGCGTCGACCCGGCCGAGATCAATCTGGTGCGGTATCCATTCGTGAACGCCGACAATGATACCTCTAGCAGTTTGCTGCCGACCGGAACGGCGAGCTGGACGCCCGATTTTGCCACCACGGACTATGCCATGTCGGTGCTCAACGGGGTGGCCTCTCCCACGGTGTTCTGGGCTGACAGCGGCGAGATTGTCCACCAAATCGGCTCCTATGGCGACAATGTGTTGCGGCTAGGTCAGATCCCGTCAGGGTTGGCGGGTGAAGGCGATTTCTATTATGAGTGCGACATCCGCGCGACCGAGCCCGGCGCAGGCTGTTGGAACACTGTCGGCGTGCCGCCGGTCACGCCGCTGCCGCTGTCGAGCATTTCCGTCTCCTCGGTCACCACACCGAACTCGGTCACATCCACCGTGTCGATGTTCACCTCGGCGATGGAGAACGAGCAGCTTGTGGTGCCTGGCGCCAGTTCAACGACGTATGGCGTGGGCGGCTATAACAGCTACCTGAGGTGCCCGAACGGGGCGGTCCCATTCATTCACTTTGTGAGCCCAACCAACGTGACGCTGTTCACGAACAGCGGCCACGGTACCCCCTGCCCCGCGACCCAAACCGTCTCGGCTGTCTCCGAACTGGTGTGGATCGGTGAGCCGCGTGTCGACAGCGGCATTTCGATCACCGGCGATGCGTCGGCGAGGATGACTTATTTTTTCACAGTGGACCGCGACGCGCTGAGGATCAGCTATCAGACCGCGGCGCAGATCGCCTACCTCGGTCCGGTCGTGCGCTTCTATGGCACCCCTTTCCCCCCCTTCATGGGCCGCACCGCGACCTCGGAGACCTTATCGGTCGGGGACGACACCCAGAACGGCCTACCGGCCTACTACGTTGCGGAGCCAGAGTTCGTGCAACAGGCGCTGTGGGACGGCCAGGTCTTCAGCTTGATCCAGCCCTGGACGGGCGACAACGCTGCCATTCCCGGTCCGCACGAAGGTGCCGACGGGCACGGATCGACGCTGGAAAAATCAGCGGTGTTCGATCCGGTCTACGGCGCGCAAAACTGGGCACTGGGACCGCGTAAGGCGACCGCGACGTATGCCAACGTGGCCAACGCTCCGATCGGTCAGATCCCGTCAAAGAACTGCATCGGCTCGATCGTTCTGACCGAGACCAGCCGCACTGGGCCGATCAGCGTCAACGTCGGAACGACGTCTGGTGGCACCGACGTAATATCGGGTCTGAGCGTGCCGTCTGGGGGGGGGGTGGAAGCCGCAGCCGGCGGATCGACGTTGCTGAAGCCCTGTCCGGGAGAAGGCTCGACGCTCTTCCTTTCGGCGGCGAGTTGGAGCACAGAGGTGGTCAACGCGCGTGTGAACTACGTGGAGGGGCCGTAGCACTTCAGCAGGACATTGACGGCCCCGCGCCAGCGGGGGCCTGGGCTGTTGAAGCAGCCCGAGCCGTGCGGATGTCGCCGCACACGGATGAACCGCCCCGCCTTCCTCCGGCCGGAGGCGCGGCAACTGTGAGCGGCACCCGGTGCAAGAGTCGAGTCCTGGCCTCATTCCCTTCCGCCCCGCGGCGCCGGTGGCGCCATATATCGGCGGCAAAAGGCGCCTCGCGGCCGTGATCATCAACCGGTTGGGGGCAATCCCTCACGAGACCTATGTCGAACCGTTCGTCGGCATGGGTGGCGTTTTCCTGCGGCGTCCGTTCCGAGCGCGTGGAGAAGTCATCAACGATCTCAGCCGCGATGTCACCACGCTGTTCCGCATCCTCCAGCGTCACTACGTCGCGTTCCTCGACATGCTGCGCTACCAGATCACCAGCCGGACGGAGTTCCAGCGCCTGGTGGCCGTCGCCCCCGATACCTTGACGGATCTGGAGAGGGCCGCGCGCTTCCTGTATCTGCAACGGACTGCATTCGGTGGGAAGGTGGCAGGGCGCCACTTCGGGGTGTCACCGGCCACCCCGGCGCGCTTCGATGTCACCAAGCTCGCGGTGATCTTGGAAGAGGCGCATGAGCGCCTGGCCAGCGTGGTCATCGAGTGCCTGCCCTACCAGGAGCTGTTGCCCCGATATGACCGCGCTGCCACGCTGTTCTATCTCGATCCTCCCTACTGGGGATCGGAGGGAGATTACGGCGCCGCCGCCTTCAGCCGAGCCGACTTCAAGCGCCTGGGGGTGCTGCTGAGCTCCCTGAAGGGGCGGTTCCTGATGTCGATCAACGACGTGCCCGAGGTGCGGCGCCTCTTTCGTGCGTTCCGGATAGACGAGGTGTCGACCACCTATTCCATCGCGGGCTCGCGCGGCAGCCGGCCGGCCACCGAGCTGCTCATCACCAACGTCGCCTGAGAGTGCTCTTTGACGCCCCTCTGTGGCCTGTGAGAGGCTGTTTGGATGACTTCGTGGGTTCCAGATTCAAGTGGCGAGAGTTCCGAAATCAAGTGGCGCCCTACAGCGCGGGCTGATGTCCGGGGTCTTGCAGGGGTCCTGGGGGTTGGGCTTCGCACTGTCCGGCCTGGCCTACGGCTTTCTGTATGGACCGTTGGAGGCGTG